TACTTGAAGCATGGGGTATGTGTGTTATTATTAAAAGTGATGGATTGATATTAGATCCCGAATCTCACATTGATGTAATTCCATATAAAGAAAAACAAAATTGGAATTTGGTTTCAAAATATACCGTTGGAAAACGTAAATGATTTCTGCAAAAATATTGGACCAATTAGTCCACCCAGGTGTACCAGATAATATATCTTATATATCTGAAAAAGAGAAAATTTTTAATTTTCGATTTTATGATATCAATATTCCACGCCAGACGGGTAAAACCACAGCAATTCAAAATTACTCCAAAGGTAAGTCTGTATTGAAACTGCGTGGAATTATGTCAGTGGGAGATGCAGACTGGTTTTCATTAGCTCACCCAGACAGATTTATCAATAATCTTCGTGGTCTTCGTAGCATCGGTTTAAAATACAATTACATTTTAATTGATGAATATCACGAGTCTTTAAAAGACAACTTATTGAAAATTATTAGTTATTTGCTTTCAATGGATATGTTGACTGATGATTATGTTATAGTTTCGGTAAGAACTGGATAATATGAAATCGAAAAAAAAGGGGCTCACCGAACTAATTGTTTCAAATGAACCTCAAGTTATAGGTTCAAGATTCATTGTCAAAGCCTCAATATATAACGATGGTTACCGCGATGAATCAATTATGTTAGTTATATCTGATTGCATTGAAAATCACTTTTCAATTAAGTTTTATAAGGATCGCGATTCAGTGGCCACGATCCTTAAATTGTTAGAAGCCGCCACGAAATAAAGGAAATATTATGTCAGTAATTCAAACCAGTGAAATTGTAACCCCAAGCGACCCCGTCACAATCAAGGCGATTCAAGAAGCGTGTAAAGAAATCTCTGCTTCGATGACTCGAGCAGAGGGTGAAAAAGACTTTCAGAAAGAGGCTATTGCTGAGCTAGCTGAAAAGACTCAGATTCCTAAAAAATTCCTAAACAAGATTGCGCGTCTATACCATCGACAAAACCGCCAAGAAGTCGAAGCTGAGCAAGACGCTACTGTAGAACTGTACGACAAGATCTTCCCTGATACAACATCTCAATAATCTAATTTTTGGTTGACGGTTGAGCCTACTGTAGTAAAGTTACAGTAGGCTTTAATTTTTATAGGTGATTGATTTTGACAAGTCCAGAATATTATACGCATTCAAGCGTCAAGCAAGGTAAGGTTCTTTACCGCGGTTATACGGTAAACGAAGGTGTGAGGAAACGCGTCCACGGTAGGGTTTCATTCAAGCCCACACTGTACACCGAATCTAAAGAAAAAACGCAGCATCAATCGATCTACGGTGTTCCGCTTATGGAACGAAAGCTAGAGAGCATATCAGCCGGTCGAGAGTTTGTAAAGCAATACGATGGTGTGATGAAAATACATGGGTATGCACCTTCCAGATGGCAATATGAGTTTATTGCTCGCAACTTTCAAGATGTTTTAAGTGTGAGTCTTTCAGATTTAAAAATTATCGGATGGGATATTGAAACAAAAGTCAACGTCAACGGACCACCAGGCGTCCCGGACCCATACAAAGCTGTTGAAGAGATTACCCATATTGCATTTCAAGATCGAAATACAAAGAAAACAACCTGCTTCACAACAGCTGATGTTGTTTTGGAGGATGAAGATGGCTATTATGAAGTATTACCAGATGAACCAGCGTTATTAGAACGAATTATTGAATTTATCACAGTTGAAGACCCAGATATTATGTATGGGTTTTACTGTGAGGGTTTTGACACACCTTATTTGATCAATCGCATTCGCAATGTACTTGGACCAGATGAAGCCGAAAGGTTGTCGCCATTTGGTATTATTGATGAGCGAGAAATTGAGATTCAAGGCAGTGTGCGCACTGAGTACACTATTGTTGGTCGCACGATGTATGATATGCAAGCGTTATACAAAAAATTTGTTTTGAAGAAGCAAGAAAGCTATTCATTGGATAACCTAGCTAAAGTTGAGCTAGGCGTGGGTAAACTAGAAAATCCGTTTGCAACATTTAAAGAGTTTTGTGAGTCCGAAGATCACAAAAATACGTTTGCTCGATACAATATTATCGATACAAAACGTATGACAGAGATTGACGAAAAAAAGGGGTTACTTGCTTTATGTATATCTTTGGCATATTTGACAAAATGCAATTTTGAAGATGTCTATTCTCCGGTGCGGTACTGGGAATGTTACATTGCATCAACATTGATGAAAGAAAATACGTTTATTGCTATTTCTCGAGAATCACGGGGTGGTGGGGCAATTCCAGGTGCTTTTGTGGCTGAGCCCGTTCCTGGATTTTATGATTGGGTAGTTAGCATTGATGCAACAGCTCTGTATCCGAGCATTATGAAGTGTTTAAACCTTTCACCGGAGACCTTAGTTGGTGTTTTGCCGAATGTTGATGTTGATGCACTATTATCTGGCAAGACATTGAAAGATTTCAACATCACTGATGACGTGTCACTTGCCGCTAATGGGGTGATGTTCTCTAAGAATAAATTGGGAATCGTTCCTAAATTGGTGGATACAGTTTTGGTTGGTCGACGTATAGCGAAAAATGAGATGCTGAGGTTGAAACAACTGTATGTAGACACTAAAGATCCAAAGTATAAATCAGAATCGGATTTGCAAAACGTTCTTCAAGAAGCTTTAAAAGTAGCCGCCAACAGTTTTTATGGCTGTATGCTCCAAAATGGATTTATTTTTTACGATGCTAGATTGGGTGAGGCTATTACATTAACTGGCCAGTACATTATTAAAACTGTATCAAGTCATTGTGATTTGAAATTTAACGAATTTTTTAAAACTAAAGGTGTCAAATACACGACGTATATGGACACTGATTCAGTATTTTTTACGTTTTCCAATATTGTGGATAAATATTGGAAAGGTCAGCCTGATTTGAAGATTGTCGATGCTCTGGATACATTGGTTGAAAATAAACTTCGACCATATATTAATGAGGCCACAGACACTATTGCACGGGTGCAGAATCATTATGATAAAACAATTTTCTTCAAAAGAGAAAATATTTGTTCGGGTGGATTTTGGATTGGCAAGAAACGGTATGCACTCAAAGTTTATGACTCTGAAGGTGTGCGATATCCCGATGGTGATTATAAAATTATGGGTATTGAGGTGGTGCGCTCGTCCACACCAATGCTAGTGAGAACAGCTTTAAAATCGGATATCGCTCTTATTATTGACAAAAAGTTGGACCAACTTAAAATTAATGTTGGTCAAACAAAGAATAAATTTAGTCAAGCAAACCCACAAGACGTAGCGTTTCCTTCGTCGGCAAATAATTTGGCGCAATACACTGGAACTGACAAACCATACTCCAAAGGTTGTCCAATCGGTCCGAGAGCATCACTGCTTTATAACATGATGTTAGAAAAGCATAATTTATTTGACAGATACGATAAGATTAATGAGGGTGATAAGATGAAATTCATCTACCTGAAATTACCAAATCCGTTACAGGAAAACGTGATTGCGTTTGTAGATGAGCTACCTGTTGAGTTTGGGCTTCATGAGTATATTGATATTGAAACGCAATACGATAAAACTTATATGAAACCGCTCACCAATATTCTAGAGGCAATTGGTTGGGAGCTTGAAGAAAAAGCTAGTTTGGATGATTTTTTCTAAACAATAAATAAAAAGCATGGTTACGGTAGACCATGCAAAATTAATCAACACTACCATAAAATAACTCAATGAAACATCTATTAAATTACAATGATTATGAAATTTTGATCGAAGAATATAAAACTTTTAAATCTCATATTAAAAGTTTAAATTCAGAAACCCCTTATTACGTTTATGCTCTATGCTATTCAAATGGCGAACCATTTTATATAGGTAAAGGTAAAAACTTAAGAGCGTTTAACCATCTTAGAGTATGTAATTGTAGCAAATCTGTAAAGAGAGTGATAGAATCTCTAAATGGTGAAGCACCAATTGTATTTATAATTTCTAGTAACCTTAAAGAAAGTGATGCAATTGATTTAGAAGAATCTTATATAACTGAGTATGGTAGATATGCATATGGTGGCCAATTAGCAAATTTTATGCCCAATGGCACTATATCATTATCTGATGTGGCAAGAGAAGCAGGTCGTATTGGTGGAGCAGCAACAAAACGTGGAAATCTTGGTATATTTTCAGATTCTTACGATAGAGGTGCTCAGACTCGACTAAATTATGAATTGGGATTATACAACAATTGCGATTATTCCAAAAATGGTATAATGGGTGGTCAATTTGTTGTTGAGAATCAATTGGGTTTTCATAACCCAAAATATGATGATATGCGATCAGTTTGGGCGTCTAAGGCTGCTAAACAAGTTAAGAATCGAGGTGGTTGCTGCTCATCAAAATGGTTGCAAAATAATAAAGATCAACAACTAATAAATTCATCAAAGGCGGGGAAAATCGGTGGTAAGATTAATGGTTCAATGTTTTGGTGGAATGATGGATCCGTCAATACAAAATCTACGTCTAGCCCTGGGGAAAAATGGGTTCGTGGAATGTTGTTATCTGATAAAAAGAGAAACTCTTTATTTGGTAAAAATAAGGTTAATATCACACCTTCCAAAAGTGATGAACAAACTAAGGAAACTATAAATGAATAAAATGATGGAACGTCTCTTAAAATCCACTTCGGTAACAGGATCATCGATGTTATCAGAGTCATCTTTCTTTACGGCTAAAAATATGGTAAAGACTTCTATGCCTATTTTGAAT